TAAAAAAGATGAAAATTTTAATGAAAATACATCTCAAGTTAAATATTATCAAGCTTATAAAATTTTTTCTGAAGAAAATAATTATATATTAAGATTAGAAATGGTTTTAAATTCTATGGATATTGATCAAGATCAAGATATTAATGCACAATTAGAAATGTTATTAAATTTATTAAAAGCAGTTTATAAAATAAATCATTTAATATTTAATTAAAATATATATAATTATAATGAATATTAAATATATATTATATATTATAATTTTTATACAAATATTTATATTATATAATAAAAGTAAAAATAATCAAGAAACTGAAAATTTTACTAAAAATTTAAATGATGTAACAGATGCTGTAAAAGAATTATATGAACAAGATTTAAAAGATATTAAATATTTATTTAATATTGCTGTAGATATTTCTTTAAAAGATTCTAATGGTAAAGAAAAAAATATTAAACCATTTACTTTTAGTTATGATTTAAATGTAACAGGATATTTAAATTTATTTCCTAAAGGATCTATTGTAATTTATAATGATATAAAAGCTCCAGAAGGATGGGTTATATGTGATGGACAAAATGGAACACCTGATTTAAGAGGAAGATTTGTTAGAATGTGGAATAATGATAATAAAAATTTTAATCAAACAAATAATTCTGATAGTAATTTTAAAGGTCAATCAAAAATAGATTCTACTTGTAAATTATTAAATCATAATATACATACTGTAGGTGGAACAGATTTATATAAAATAACTGATACAAAATATATTCCAAAACATAATCATACAATTACTTCTGTTCCTAATCATTCACATAATATTTTCATTCAATTATACAATGGTAGTTTTAGAAGTGCTGGTGGTAGTGGATATCCATATGTTCGTGGAGGTACTGGTAGAACTAGCACACATTTTATATCTTTTAATAAAGAACCAAATCATACACATACTATAACTAGTATAGGTTCAAATGATCCAAAATATATTACTAATCAACCACCATATTATACTTTAACATATATAATGAAAACATAATAATAATAAGTTTCTGAAAGAAACTTATTATTATTAGCTTATCTTATAACAAAAATCTTTGATTTTTGTTATAATGAAAACATAATAAAATAAAAAAATCTTTGATTTTTTTATTTTATTAAATTTAGATTAATTATTCACTTTAGGTGAATAATTAATGAAAACATAGATGAACATCACTAAAGTGATGTTCATCTATCTTTATATTCGAGAAAATAGAAACAAAGTTTCTATTTTCTCAATGAAAACATAATAATATTTTTATTAATTTCTAGAAGAAATTAATAAAAATATTATTAGCTTATCTTAAAATTTTTTAAATAATAAAAATTCTCCATTATTTTCTTGTTTATTTACAGGTCTATCTGCTTTATCAATCCATGTATATGGTAATGAATCTCTACAAGTTTTAGTAGAAAATGTCATTCTATAATTATCACAATGTTCTTGTGTTACAAAATCTATACATTCTTTATTAATATTTCTACAACTTCCTAATATTCTATTATCATTACAATCTATAGTATCTATTGTATTTAAATTATAATTATCAGTTATTTCACTTTTAACATATTTAAATTCTCCATCTATAAATTTATTTTCTATATAACATTTTTTATTATCATCTAAATTTTCCATCATTTCATTATTTTTTTGAAATAATAATAATATAATTATAATAATTATAATAATTTTTAACATTATTATAATTATATACAAAATTAATTTAATATCTCCTATTTATTTAGATTATTTAATATCTTCTATTTAGACCAAAAACAGAAGCTACTGAATTTATACCTTGCGAAGCAGAAATTATAGTAGATCTTTGTGCTAAATAATTAGAAAAATATCCAAATCCTACAACTGCTATTGCTATTAATAAAAATATAACTGCAACTGTTTTACTTGACATTGAAGGTAATCTGATTTCATTTGGATTTTTTGGATTATAACTAATTTCTAATGTTTGTGTATTATATTTCATATAATTTATTTTATTATTTGTTAAAATATCATTTGTATATAATTGATTATTAATAGTATATTCTACTGTTATTATACAATCATAATAATTTTCTGTTTTAATTATTCCAGATTTTGTTCTTTCTTTAATTTCTATTCTATCTTTACATTCTTTAACATTTTTAATAGTTCCTTTAATTTTTATAAAATCATCAGTTTTAGTAAAAAAACTAAAAGAAAAATATAAAAGTATTACTCCTATAACAATTGATATTATAAAACCTATTTTTGACGTAGTTTTTCCAACATAACTTAAATCTTTTACAATACTTTCCATTATTATTATATTATAAATTATTCATTATAAATATTTATTAAATTATTCATCATAAACATTTATTAAATTATTCATCATAAACATTTATTAAATTATTCATCATAAACATTTAATGTTCTTGCACTTGGATCTACATATCCATTACTTGTAATAAATTTAGGTTGCCAATAATTTGGTAAAATATTTACTCGTTCTTCTCCAAAAAATTTTATAAATATTTTTTTATAATAATAAGCCTCTTTACTAGGGCAATTTGTTATTATTTTATTATTATTATATTCTTCATCAGATACTTGTAAATTAATATAATCTTGTAAAATTTGAAACCATGATTTCTTTTTACTACTTACTCCATCTGAAAAAGCTTCTTTCTTTCTCCACAAAACACTATCACAAATATAATTAGTATTTGCAAATGCTTGTCTTAACCACCATTTTTCAATTCCTTTTGTTTTTGGCATTCTTAATTCTCCATCTAATTCCCAGTATGCTTCAATAAATTCAGGGTCTAATAAAGCAATTCTTCCTTCTAATCCCCATCTAGAAATACATCTATCAGCACGTCTTCCATCATACATATGAATATTTTTAACATATTCTAATGCTGTTTTATGTAATTCTTCACCATTAGGTGCATAATAATTAAATAAATATGATGAACATACTTCATCAGGACCTTCTCCAACCATTACAACTTTTGCATCAGTATTTAATCCAATATATTTACAAACTAAATATTGTCCTACTGAAGCTCTGATTGTTGTTGTATCCCATGATTCAATTGTATAAATAACATCTTCAATTGCATTTAAACCTTCTTCTTCTGTAAAAAATACTTGAGTATGATTTGATTTAATATGTTCTGCTACTTGTCTAGCATAAAATAAATCAGTTCCTTCTTCCATACCGCAACAAAAAGTATTAATTTGTCCTAAAATATTAGCTGCAATTCCTGCAACTAATGATGAATCAACACCACCTGATAACAAAAATGCAATAGGTTTATCAGCAATTAATCTTCTTCTAACTGAATTAATAACACTGTTTCTAATTTTACTTAAAAAGTAATCTTCAGTATTACTAATTTGTTTAGTAGTATAAACTGTTCTAAAATTATAAAAAATATTATCACATAAAATAAATCCTGGAGGAAATTCTAAAACTTTATTAGAACATGAACTCATACCTTTAATTTCTGAACAAAAAAATGTATTATCTTCATTCATATATAATGGACGAATACCAATTTGGTCTCTTCCAACAACAACATTCTTGATATCTTGTTTTTCATCATATTCAATTAAAATAAATGAAAATTCACCTTTAATTTCTCTTTTAAATAAATTAATAAAATCTTCAAATTTAGTTTCTAAATATAATTTTGGAATAACTAAACAATCTGAATTAGTTAATATATTTAGATTATACTTTTCATTTAATTCTTTAAAATTATAAATCTCTCCATTACAAACAAAAACAATAGTTTTATTATCTTTTTCAATAACATAAGGTTGATTTGCATGAAATGATAAATCCATTATTGCTAATCTATGAAAACCAATAATTGAATCTTTAAAAATATTAAAAGAAGACATATCTGGTCCCCTGTTTTTAATTTTCATAAAATCGTTAAATGATTTTTCATAATTTTTATTTTTAGATATAAAACCCCAAATACCACACATTTAATAATATATATTATTATACTTTCTTTAATTCATTTATTTTTTCTTTTTTTTCTAGTTTTTCTTTTTCTTCTCCTCATAAATTAAATATTAAATATTATATTTTTCCTAAATTAAAAAATTCTTCAATTTTCTTAATATGTTCATTTACATGTTCTTTACCTAATGAAGCATCTAATACAAGAACTTTATCTTTTGGCATATTATTTAACCATTCATCATGTTTTTTTGATAATTTTTCTAAATATTCTAATGAAATAGATTCTTCACCTTTACGTCCTCTATATTCAATTCTTTTTTTACAAATTTTTGGATCAGCTTTTAAATATATAAATTTATAATCAATATTATCCATTTGTTTAATTAATTTATTATACCATAAATTATATGTAGACCATTCAATATCATCAATAAAACCATCTTCATGTAATAAAGTAGCAAAACATTCTTTATCACAAAAAGGACTTCTTTCAATAAATATAATATCAATTTCTATATTATTAATAATTTCCATTTTTAATATGAACATAGTGTTTTGCATTAGTAAAGCATATTTTTTTGGATCTCTATAAAACGCTTCAAGTAATCCATTATCTTGTAAATGTTGAACAGGTTCTAATTTAATATCATATCCCCTATATTTTAATATATTTATTAATTCTGTTTTACCAGCACCAATATCCCCTTCTAAAAAATATATTTTTTTCATTAAATTGTTAAATAATATATATATTATTTAATAATTTAATTTTTATATATTACAATTTTAATATTATTAGTTTTGCAAAGCAAAACTAATAATATTAAAATCCAGTAATCTAAATTAGAAAAAACTTTGTTTTTTCTAACTAGATTTTACAATTTTATTATTAAATTATAATAATCCTAGATCTCTTTTTATATTATCATCAGTTAAATTTATAGCAACATAAGGTTGTTTTCCTCCTAAATTTGTTTGGAAATTAAATATAAAATGACCATTTGCAGATTGTAAATTATCATCCGTAAAATTAGCAGGTACATAATTATCTAATATTTCACTTAATTTATCTTTAATTTGTTGAGAATATGTTTTACCAGATGAATTTGTATTAAGATTTAAGGAAATAGTGCTAATTGTACCATTATTATTATTATAAACATAATATGTAGAACCTCCAGTATCTTTTATTTTAAAATATATTTTATTATTTGCACTTATTACTGCATTATATTTTTTATATATAATATCATCAGTAAAATTAGTATTTGTAGTTGGTGTTGTTGTTTTGTTTATTAAAAGAGGAAGACCTAAAGGCATAGGAA